CGTTAATGCGCCTGATGGTACAACATCTCGAATAATTCAGTTGCATCCGTGGGTTAGACTTCCCGGTGTGCGTGTGCATTTCCATGATGGCACAAGCACAGTTGTCGCATGGGATCACTTGTGGCTTGCATGGCGAAGCGGTAAGCGCAAGAAACTACCTGGTGGAAACTGTGTGTTTGGTGAGCCAGCGGCAGAAGTCATTGAAACTCGTCAGTTGAAGGAGTGGTTGGATAAGGCTCTGGAGAAATCCGACAGAACGAGTGGAGATGACAGAGGAATAAACTGGCCGTTGATTCCAGTCTGCAAGCCGCAAGTCTTTAATGTGCAATTTGCTCACCCGATTCTTCTTGACCCCTACAAGCTAGGCGTGTGGCTCGGTGATGGTCATGCAGGTGGCCGCTCGGTCGCTGTTGGCATAACCTCCGTTGACCATGCTCACATGGAAAGGCATCTCCCTGAGTTTAATAGTGGGAAGGACGGTAAGCAATACCGTGTTGTTGGTGAAGAACGTGTGCATTGGGCTACTCAACTTGAGCGTGCCGGGTTACTTGGCTGTAATAGTCACGATAAGTTCATCCCTAAGCAGTACCTGTACGGTTCCATCAAGGATCGCTGGTCGATGCTTCAGGGGCTGATGGACACAGATGGCACTGTCGATACTCGTGGTCAACTCTACTATTGTACTGTGAGTGAGCAATTATCAAAAGATGTAGTGACTCTCGTGCAATCCCTCGGCGGCACAGCGACAGTCTTCAAAAAGAAGCCTTTCTACCGGGGTGAAGACGGTGAGAAAGTTCATTGTCAGCTCGCCTACAACATCTACATCAAACTCCACGATGAGGAGAAGGCGTTTCGCCTCAAGCGGAAGAGAGAAAGATGCAAGACACAAGGGCTGATGTATCGCCGAGTGGTGAAGATTGAGGAAATCGAAGAGATCGAAGGTCGCTGCCTTACGGTGAGTCACCCATCGGGCCTCTACATGACCAACGATTTTATCGTCACTCACAACTCTTACGCCCTGCTGATGGATGCGATGCGTTATTGCATCGGGACTCAAGCGATCAAGGGGTACAATGCTCTTTTGCTCCGTACTTCCTTCCAGCAGATCTTGAAGTCTGGGGGGCTGCTTTCTGCGTCCAACAAGATCTACCCGTATGCCGGTGCAAATTTCGGGCAGACTTCGATGCGTTGGTCCTTTCCAAGTGGTGCGACTGTTGACTTCGGCCACATGGAGCATGAGAAGGACAAGAACAAATATCTCGGTCTGGAGCTTCCTTATATCGGCTTCGACGAAGTTAATATGTTCTCAGAGTCTCAGTTCTGGTTCATGCTTTCATCGAACCGCTCAACTCTGGGTGTTCCTTCGCGGATACGTGCGACCTGCAACCCTGACAGTTCTAGTTGGGTGGCAGACTTCATCTCTTGGTGGATCGACCAGGATACAGGATTCCCGATACCTGAACGGGATGGTGTACACCGTTATTTCGTGCGACTTGAGAACGATATGTACTGGAATTCTTCTCCTGACCTGCTCTGGGAGGAAGTGAAAGATCACTACGACGACAAACGTGAGTTTCTGCCGAAGAGTGCGACGTTTATCAAGAGTCTGCTGTCAGATAATAAGATTCTGACCGATAGCGACCCGTCGTACAAAGCGACTCTCATGCAGATGCCGGAAGTTGACCGGATGCGGTTTCTGGAAGGTAACTGGCTGGTCAGTCCCACGGAAGGATCAGAATGGGAGAGATGCCCGCAATATTTCAGCAATCACCTCTGGACAGAACACTGGCCGGACCAGTTCGTGAGTTCTGCGATCTATATCGACCCGTCAAAAGGCAGGACTGAGCGAAGCGACTATTCAGCGATTGTCTTCGTCGGTCTCAAGGGCGGGAAGATTTATGTCAGGTCGGACATCAAGCGGCGACCGGCAGAAGAGATTGTGCGTGACGCGATTGGAATGTATCAGGAACTCAAACCGAATGCGTTTGCGATTGAACGTAACACGTTCCAGGAACTGCTGGCCCCAATGTTCGATATGGAATGCGAGCGTAGCAACCTGCCGCCTATTCCAATCCAACTCCCCTACTCTGCTGAGAACAAGGAAACTCGCATACGGTCTTTGGGCGCATACTTGGAAAGAGAAAAATTGCTATTGCATAAACAGTGCGACAGCAATAAACTTATGTATAGACAGTTGAAAAACTTTGGAATCAAGGGTGCGCATGATGATGGACCGGACGCTCTGGAAGGTGCGATTCGGATGTTGTTTGCACTTGGCACTGACCCGATGGACGAAGAACCAACTGCTCCAGAAGAAGATGATCTACCAGAGTTTGATGTTGCTATTCTGTAATTGGCCTAGTGCCTATCTAGCCTGCGGGCTTGGATGACTCAAGACGTTACGAAGCAATTAGCTGAAGTGAAGGCACAAGTCGAGCTTGCACAAGCACAGCACGAGTTGTCATCGCTGAACGTCGCTAACAAAGCTATTGAGTACAGCAACTCAGTCGTCGCAGAGGGGTGGGGTGACACAGTAGATCCCCGCGACCACTTCTACGATGGTGGTAATTTCAAGACTGGCACATCGCCCGCTGAATACTATGAGACTCTGCCAGACGACCGTAATGATGGTAGTTTCCGCCCTATCTTTGAGGATGAGACGGACTTAAACATTATCCGCGCACAAGCAAACCGTGTTGTTTGGTTTGACGAGATCGGCATGGGTGCGTTGGACTCCTTAAAAGACTACATCTACCAGGATGGCCTTTCTTTCATTGTTGGTCCAGTTGTGGAGAACACTGTTCCTAACAAACTCGTGGAAGAGGTTGGCGAGCTTGTTACACATATCTTGCGGCATAATCAGTACGCGAACTATTTGGATCGAGAGTATCACGACCGGGCGAGGATCGACGGTGAATATCTCCAGTATCTTGAGTGGAAAAACGGGGATGCGGTTTGGGGTGAGCACGAACCACAACACCTGACTGAGCCTGACGAGAACTACAAGCGTGATTTAGAATCTTGGGTTGGTGCTGATTACTTTGAGTCGTGCTGGAAATATGGAGTACACACTCCAAAAGGCAAGACAGTAGACCGATTGGGGTATCACTTCGTCTTCGATAATGAGGGTTTGGATTGGGATTATGTGCCTGATGAGCGCATGGTTCACTATCGGCGTAATGTGTGGCGTAAGGTGAAGCGTGGCATCTCCGACTTCCTTGTGATTGTTAAGGATTTAGAGAGAGACGCGAAGCTGGTTGAGAACCTGGCTTTAGGGACTGCTTTACAGGCTGCGATTGCTTGGATCACAGAGTATCCGGAGGGTGCGAAGAACTCGAATATCCAGTCAGCGATTGCTGCGAACCCCACATTCAAGCGAAACATCGAGACGGAAACAGGTACACGCCAGCGGAGTGTGAATAAATACCCTCCCGGTTCTATCCTGCACACGCCTCGCGGAAAGAAATACGTTCCCGGTCCATTGGGTTCAGAGCGTAGTGAATACTTCATCATGGTTTCTCAGCACTTGCGGAGAACGACTGGTGTTCGCTTCTCACTGCCTGAGTTCATGGTTTCTGGTGATGCGTCCAATTCCAACTATTCGAGTACAGGCCAAGCGGCTGATGCTTTTGTGAAAGCACGGGAGTCAGACCAGACCTGTTTCGGTATGCCGGTTGTTGAGGCGTTGTGGAAGTCGATTCGGATGTATGCCAATCGTGGCAAGCTGAATCTGCGTGGTCTTGAATTCGATGACGTTAAGCGTCTCGTTCAGATTACCCCAGACGGCCAAGACCCTTCCACCAAGAGTCCACTTGAGAAGCGTCAAGCGTTGGCGATTGAAACTCAACACGGTTGGACTTCGGACGAAACTGCTGCCACGGAATGTGGACGGCAGTACCGGGATGAAACGGCCAAGGGTGCAAAGCGTCAAGCGTCACCCAACATGCAAGCGGAAATACAGATGTCAGAGTCTGTGCTTGAGGGAATTGATTGGAGGTCTCGTCCCTATGGCTGAGATTGAAAATCGAATGGAACTGGAAGAAGAGTTTTACTTGCGAATGCTTTCGCTGTGGGAACAGCAGAGAGCGAATTTGCGAGACCTGATTTCGTTTCCACCCAGCATTGAGTTCGTGACAAACGACTTCTGGGCTGAGTCAGAGAGTGAGAATTACGAAGAGTTGCTGTATTGGCTGGCTTTCATCTTCTTTCGGTCTGCGATGCAGCACGGGGAGTTATTGGGGGTCGATGAGCAGCAAGCAAGAGTTCAGGCCGAGATGTATGCGAGACAGCGTGCTTTCACGAGTTCGACCAGCATAACACGGCACAGCCAGAAGCTGCTATTGCGAGCGGGTGAAGA